TGTGTATGGGCCGTCACCGACCTTAGTCTTAATGGGTACGCAAAGCCACAACTTAAACTAGCATATTCTAGTGCTAAGGGACTCCTATAATGCCCAGAAGATTGAGTAAAACTAAAGCGACCCAAACACTAGGGGTCAGTGGACAGAATGTCCGAAATGGACAGATTCGTTCGGACGAATTTATTCCTGAGTTACGTGGCAAAGCTGCTATCCGTAAATATAGGGAAATGAGAGATAATGACAGTACTATTGGCGCAGTTATGTATGCTGCTGAACAAGTACTTAGAGACGTCAAACTCAAGGTTGAACCAGCTAATGACACTGAGGAAGCTAAGAATGAAGCTCTATTTGTGGAAAGTGTCTTTGATGACATGGAACATTCGCTTGATGATCACATTGCGGAAGCGTTATCAAGCTTGTCGTATGGCTTTGCTTGGTTTGAGGTTGTATATAAGCGCCGTGTTGGGCCTACTAAACAATCGTATAAGAAGTATAGTAAGTATACTGACGGGCGCATGGGTGTCCGTAAAATTGTTTGTCGTGCGCCTTGGACAGTCTCTAGGTTTGATGTAAACACCAAGACAGGCGAAGTACTGGGGCTTTATCAGGATACAGGTTATGCACTTTCTCAACACTACATCCCAGCTAACAAAAGCCTCTATTATAGAACTACTTCTATTAACGGTGATCCCAGTGGTCGTAGTATCCTACGCAATGCTTACACATCGTACCAATACTTAAACAACCTACAGTCCATAGAAGCCATAGCAGTAGAACGTGAGTTAGCAGGTATCCCTGTAGCTCGTATCCCTTCTGAGTACCTCTCTGGGGATGCTACATCTGCACAGACAGGTTTTGTTGCCAATCTTGAGCAAATCTTACGTGATGTAAAGTTCAACGAACAAGGCTACATTATCACCCCCAGTGATACCTACCCTGATAAGGATGGTAGTCCTACTAATGTACGTCTAGTAGATGTAGAGTTAATGTCCAGTTCAGGAACTCGTAATTTAGATATTGATCCTATTGTAAGACGTTACCAACATGACATTGCCCGTAGTGTTCTTTCTGAGTTTCTTATGCTCGGTGGGGGTAACAATGGATCATACGCACTCTCTAAAAGTAAGACTGACCTGTTTCTACGTGCCTTAGAAAGCTACATCCAAGCTATTGTCGATGTACTTAACAAGCAACTGGTGGAACGCCTATGGCAGCTTAATGGACTTAACTATGATCTGATGCCCTGTATCAAGGCAGGTGATGTTGCTCCGCATGATCTACGTGAGATTGCAGGGTTCCTTCGTAACCTTAACGGTGCAGACATTAACGTCAGTGATCATCCAGAGGTCATACAAGACCTTATGGCTATTGCTGAACTAAACTATGACCCAGACCTAGAGGTCGAAACTGAAACAAATGATCTGCCCGAGGAGGCAGAGGAAGACAAGGAATTATAATATGGCGGGAACTATTACAACAGCCCTGAGTGACCAGTTTAAACTACAGTTGCTTAAAGGTAATCACGACTTTGACAACTCTATGAGAGTTATTCTCTTAAAAGAGGAAGAGAACCTTACTCAAAACTACGATGCCACTACTGCTGATATTTCAACTGTAGGTGCCGACGAGGTATCTGATACTAACTATAACGCAACATACTCCCTTAACGCAGGTAATAATGGTGCAGAAGCTACAGTTGCTTCAGGCTTTCCTCAGATAGCAACGGGTACTACAACTGCTGTTATGGATTTTAATGATGTTACCTTTAGTAACGTAACAGTAGCTTCTGATGGTTGTATTCTTTACAATCACAATAACACAGGTAATGAAGTTATTGCTGTGTTTTCTTTCGGAGGAACAGTTAGTTCTACAAGTGGTGACTTTACTATCCAGTTCCCAGCTCCGGGAGCTACCACAAGTATTCTCCGCATAGCTTAATCTAAGGTAATACCTAATGGTAAAATTCATAGACAGAACAAAGATGACCCTCACGGGCGCAGCAGGTACAGGTAACTTAACCTTCGGGTCTGCTGTATCGGGGTTTCAAGGATTATCAGAAGCTTCTGTTGTTGATGGAGATATTGTTAGGTATACCATAGAAGACGGTACATCATACGAATCGGGCACTGGTACTATAGGGCTGTCTGGTGGCACCTACACTATGGCTAGGGCTCCTATATCTTCTACCCTTGCTAATAACGGGGCAATAACTGTCGGCGCTGCTGGTGTAGTAATATTTACTATGTTGGCTCAGGACGTAGTACAGTACCTATCTGACATATCTAATGTAGACGACACTACTCCTGCACACGGACAAGCCTTAACTTTCGTATCTAGCTCTAATAGCTGGGCACCTGTGTCCCCTTCTGGGGGAATATCTCAAGTTGCCAATTATGCAGCTTTACCAGCAAGCCCTAGTGCTACAGACTTAGCTTGGACTCAAGACACTAAAGCTCTCTATATTTGGGATGGTCTGGAATGGGATCGGGTCTACACTGGGTCGCAAACTACACCTAGTTTCACAACTGATCCACCGGCATCACTGTTGTTAAACACTGATGGGTCAAACAATGTTGTGACCGTCGCAGCTACAGACGCAGAAGGATTCCCGATCAGTTACGAGTTTGATGGGTTTTCTGGGTCTAATTCTTATACTGAATCTTCGCTTCCCCCCCAAATAAGTTCTCTGTCGAAAAACAACGGCGTCTTTACTTTTACACCGTCAACATCGGGAAGCAATGCTGGGACTTTCACAGGAAGATTTAAAGCATCGGATGGACTACAGACAACAGCAAAATCAACCCTTTTTCAATTGTCGTTTGGTTTAGCGAATTGCTACGGATTTGATATAACTCAAACATCTACAAGCAGCAGTTATGTAATTTTTAGTTTTATGTTTGTTGCACAAGATGGCAGTAATCTCCACGATGACTCTGCGTATATAAGCGAGGTTGTGTATGGTGCGAATGTTGACCAAGCAAGTTGGCGTTTAGGGAGAGAGGTAAGCACAAGCGAGACAAGTCCAAGTTATGATAACAACAACGGCGCATACTTCCGCACCGAAATGTCATCAGCTTTTAACACAACTTTGCCATCAAAAGGCTCAGGATCGCATTTTAATTTTGGGTACGTCGAAAATGGCAACACGACCGGGAACACAAAAACTATAACGTGGACGACAGCTAGAACAATCAAAGCAGTTTTAGTTACCGGAAGTGGTAATACGACCCACTTTTTTTCTGGTGGATATATCACGCCGTATATAGGAGGCAATACAGCATCCGATTTGAGCAGCACCAGTTACACCTTGCTTCAAGGTACAACATCATCCTCTGTAAATGACAGATACTATGACTTCAGTGCTTAAATGCTAGGTTTTGCCCCCATAGCATCTGCCACATTAGGTGGCGCAGGTACTCAGAGAGAGGTAGTCCCAGTTGGTATTACTGGGGTTCAAGCATCTGTGCCAGAGCCAGCTTCTACACCTAATTCAACTGTAATCCCTAAAGCAGTTGCTGTCATATCTACAGATGCAGTAAGGACTCATAATACTACTGTCTGGTATCTTGCGGGAGGTGATGGCAGCACAAGATTTGCTGACAGTATTACTCTGGGCTATAATAACTTTTCCCAGAACCTTATTCTTGGTAATAGGGAGCAAATAGGTAAGGATTCCGAGGGTGGTGATTCTCCCACCACTGGACCTATCTGGGATGACGCATCAGTTACTTACGGTACGGCTGAAGGTCTGTCTATGCAGACCCAGTTGAACGGGGCAGTTAATGACCAGATAGTTTACCAAGATGCCTTTGCACCCTTAACTAACGGTACATACACTTACCCCGCCACTACAACCCCCGGTGGTGTATATCCTCAGACTCCCCACCTTTTTCACCTAACTCCTGCTGAAGATATTGCTGATGTTGGTGGC